GATAACGACTGTTGCTACTGCACTAGTTCCATCACCTTCAACAGGAACATTAGTATATGTACCTGACGTATAACCTGAACCTATGTTGTCTGCACGAACATGGTAAATTGCACCTTCATATGTGTCTGCACCATCTTCTGAAGCAAATTGTGTGGAACCATCTGTACTACCAACGGCACCAATAGCTGCAAGGTCACCATGCACTTTCTGTAATGCACCCAATGTTTTACAAGGGATAAAATCGTTAGTTACGAACTTAATTGTTTCTGAGGCAGATACAGAGTACATGTATTTCCAAATGTAACCATCAGCAGTTGTGATTGGTGCAATTGCTGTTCCTGTTGGTTCAACAGTAGAAGGTTGTCTAACATATGAACTGTTTCTTCCAGTTCTGATACACTTGTAAACATTGTATGCTGAGGACATAACGTAGAAAGTAGTGTCGTATAAGTTGTTAGAACTTGTAACTGGTGAAAGGTTTGATGCACTGTAATCATGTGCATACTCTTCGTATGTGGTTCCTGTAGTCCAGTTTCGTCTAGGAATAGAATGAGATACGTCACCTGATGCAACTTTCTTCATTGCAAGCATGTCATTGAACGCTGCAACTTCTTCTTTTACAGAGTTAGCTGGTGTAGGAATTGTATCCGTTGAATCCCAAACATAAGGTCTACCTATGAATAGATATGTGGAAGATGTTGCATCTGCAAAATCCTCTTTAAATTGTCTCGCATTGTGGATTCGAAACTTTTCCGTAATAATTGCTGCCATTTTTTGTCATCTCCTCAGATATTTATAATACTATTTATACACCTATGCAGACTTAACCGTCGCACTAAATGTAAAATTTGTTCTAGTTCGTTGTCTTTGTTCAAATTGTGGTATAAAGAAGTTGGGCATATCAGATTCTAAATCACTAATCCTCAACCCTTCAGATACACATTCTTCCAAAAGTATGTTTCCATGACCATCTTCAAATAATATATCATCATCATCTGTTTCATCTTTTAGATATTTTGATATTCTATATGTGTCTTGTCCTGTTATTATATTTAGACTTCTTAAAGTAGTCCCTAATGGGGCAAACGAATAAACTCCGTTTTCTTGTCCCGTTTCTAATAGGAATAAATCCCCATCTTCACTTGTTAAAATGTCACCATCTTCCATAACCAGTCTTTGACCAGTAGGTTCCATAGACCTTTCAGTAGTGAAATAATATTCTTCAAATGTTTCTGTTGCATCTTCTAGTTCAATAAAGTCACCATCTTCGTAAATCATCTCTCCACCAAAATCTTGAACTGAAATTCTATCAGCTTTAGGTTCTAGTCTCATACGATTAACTTCGGGTTCTAGAAGGATGTTACCACCATCTTCTAATACCAATTTCTCTTCTTCAGGTGTCCACATTTGAATCACTCTACCTACATCTGCGGGTCTAGCTCTTGTCCCAAATATAGTTTCTTCTCTGTCCTGATTTTCAAAACCATTATTAGAATCTATGTTTAGTGTAGTGGTGTTACCATCGTGGGTAAAGAATGAGGGTGCAGATGCAGTTGCAACTGATTTAATTTGTAAGATATTGACATGTCTTTGTCTGATTGCAGGGTCATTCCATTCGGTTCCCTTACCTCTCTGAATACCACCTGTGACTGCGTATGAACTTAGTGAACCCCCACCAATAGCATCGACACCATAAGTAGGTGTTCCTGCATCTCCCAAGTATACATAAGGGCCGAACTCGTTAATAACTCGGATTATCTTATTGTATTCTAATGATGCACCAATCGATGCAGCTGTTGCGGCATCCGAATTAATGATGATAGTGGGCAAGAATTGTGTAGTCATACTAGTATCAAAGTTGTTCGATACCTGAACCTCACCAAAGAAGATGTGTCCTGCAGGGTGAAGTAAGTCTTTTACTGCACTTCTCCACTTGTTAATAGATTCACCAATTCTAATTACATAAGAATGTGTTTGATATATTCTATTATCATGTAGTTTCTGTTCGGCAGAATCCAAGGCACCAAAGTCACCTGTTTCTCCCTTACCAGTTTGAGCTTCACCAGCAAGTAATCCTGTACCATTGAATGCTTTATATTCTACTACCTTTAATGAACCACCAGTAAATGTTACTGTCTCTTCTTGTAAGAAGTCTCCAGTTGCACCTTGTAGTTTAAGAATGTTTCTTGTTGAATCAAGATAGTAAACTTGTGCAGTTACACCCGAAGTCGAACCAGTGATGGTGTTGCCTGGATTTAACGAGGGGTCACCACTATATGTTATGTTCTTAAATAGAAGTGGTGAGATAGATGTAGATTTTAATTTTGCATTCTTTGTGAATCCTGAACCAACATCTTGAATGTTTAATGAACCGATACCACCAATAGTAGATGATGATGCAATTAGTGATGCACCACTACCATTAGAGATGTCTACACCTGTAGTAGTCGAGGTTGTTTCAGTTGATGAACCTGTCACTATCTCCCCAACGACAAAAATACCTGTATCGGTTGTTTCTCTCATACAGACAAGTCGTTTCTTATCTTTCTCTACAAGAACCACTTTTGCAGTTGCACTCGAAGTTGTACCTGTTATAGTTTCCCCACCGACAAATCCAGTTGTGTCTGTTACATAGATGTAACCGCCTGGAGCACATTGTGGAAGTGTTAAATAACCACCACCATTATTGATGAGTTCAACATTTCTTATTGCAGAGTTACCAACTCCTGCACTAGGGTTGGTTGCAGTTTCTTGTAGTATTGGAAATCCATCTTCCGTTAATAAATTATCAGCTTCTTCTGTATAGACTTCTACTATCTGTCCTACAGTTAAACCCGAATTAAATGTAATCGTATTTGTTGTTACTGTAAAGTCGTCTTCAGTTTGTTCTATACCATCAACAAAGACTCTTCTCCATTGTTTTGTGAACTCTAGTGTTTGACTGTAGTCATCGGTACCAGTAAATGCAGTTTGACCTGCAGCTGCAGTGAAGTAGAAATGTCCATCTGCACTTCCCGACTCTAGTAAGTACTTATACCCAATTGCAGAGATAATACCCATTGCATTACCACCATGAGTATCTCTATTATCGAATATGACCAAGTCACCACCGACATATCCTGTACCTTCGGTTTCGATATAAATTTTATCTATATTACCTGTGGTAAGACCATCAACAACAGAAACAACATCGTATACTGTTCCCGACTCGGAATCTCCAGTAAAGTCAATTCTATCGTTAAGTGTGTATAATGCACCTTTAGAATTTGTCGAACTAGTCGAATCAATTCCTGAAATAACACCAACAATAGTTGCAGTGAATACATCAAGTATATTACTTCTACTTCTGACTGTTACCGTCATTCCTTGAGTAAATGTACCACTATGTCTTTCTGATATCTGTAGTAAGTACTCGTCTGTTGTCTTACCTGCATATACATTTTCAATAACACACTCTGCTAATATTTCACTACCATTGTATGCAGTAATTTTATCAGTTGGACTTGGTGGTTGTGTACATGATATAACCATGTTTCGGTATTCTACATAAGAAGATTCCGATACATGTAGTGTATGGTCGATAGGATAGTAAACTTCTGCATCCTGACCATAAAGAATTCTCATTAAGAACTGTAAGGAAGCTGTTGTTCCCTTTTTCTCGTATAGTTCTTTAATATGTTTAATAATTAATCGTCTGTCTTGGGTATCGCCAGGATTAATCTGAGGCATGAAATCATTCTGATAATACTGTAAGAAATCATCTGAAGTCTTATCGATATCTGAATATGATAACAACCTATTATTGGCAAGAATAGTATTCTCTTTGTAGGCACCAATAACACCTGTCTGTCCACTACTTCTTCCTGTAATGGTCTCCCCTGCAATAAATCCTGACCCATGGATAGTCTCCACAAAGAAACTACTACCATTGATTACACGAATCTCTGCAACACTCTTTGACTTAGACCCTACAACATACTCACCCTTTATAAAAGGATTGAATTGAATATTACCTGCAGAATCAACTTGGTTACCTTCTATACGAAGATATGAAGTGTCTTGGTCGGGGGAAGGGGAAACGGTTGCAGGTTCTAAAAGTAAAGAACCTGTACCGTCTTCATGTAAAATACCTTCTATCTCAGTTTGAGAAGAGAGAGTGATTATCTCACTCTCTAGAAACTCAAAGTATGCTTCTAAGAAGGCGATAAACTCAGGCGATTCTTGTTGAACGAAATCGGGTAAGAGGTCGTGCAGTCGATGACTGAGTTTATCTACATTATACATTAGCTAATTGTCGCACCATAGTTAGCAAGAACAAACCATTTTCCAACAGTTGAGTTCCAAACTAATAGAACTGCTTCACCACCATTATCAAATACGATACTGTTATGTGAAGTCAATGCATTAGTTACGTTAACCGTTGCAGTGTAAGATGCATGGTCTGAAGATGCATAAATTACCTTCAATTGACCATTATCAGTACCATCTGCAAGTGTAAAAGTTAGAGACGATGCAAAGTTTGCTACGTCTAATACTGTTCCAAACGTAGTGTTCAAAGCTGCACTCGTTACTGTTAAGGTTGTAAAATCATCTACTGCAAGATGGGTTGGTATGTTTTCAAACATTTGTCCAACAGTCATCCTTTTATTGATGGGTGTTGCACTTGGGTTATCAACAATGTGAAGCAATACATCACTTTCGATGTCTGCATCTGCTATTTGTGACAAAGCACTTATTTTTTTATCTGCCATTTTTTTCTCCTAGAAAAATTATTAATTAAATCCGAGTTAACGGAAAACTATTCGGGGGACTCCCGACCACTTTATACATTCTAATAATTGTAACTAGATGTAGAATTATATCCCACACCTGCACTTGAATCACCACTTGCGATGGTATCCAATTCACCTGATACTGAAATGTTGTTTGCATCTATATCGATTAGTTTCCCTCTCGTTGCAACAACATCGTTACTATTCGGTATTACGGTGAAGTCAACCGTGTTATCAACATTAACTGTAGAGAGAATGTTAATAGCATTTACGGTTATTTTTCCACTAGTATAGTCTATGGTACCTGCAGTTGAATCACTGTAGACCCTTGTAGAACCATCTAGATAATATCTTCTTAAATTACCACTTCCATTTTCATCGAAGTAGTATGTTGTAGTCGTATCTCCGACTATTTTAAAACCTGTTGAACTCACAACACCACCCGATGCAGACGCGTGGCCATCATGGGGGTGATACATTCCATTTCCAAACTCTACACTATATCCTTTCTTCTTGAGTTCTCCTAGAATAACTGAGATATTCTTTCTCAATCTAATTCTAGTTACGTTAGATATAACTGCAACTTCTGAATCATCAATTGATTTAGCAAGATTAGAATGTCTAAAGATACTATCGAAAGTATTCAAGTTTGTTGAGTCAAATTTAAGGATTGAATTTTTCACTATTGTCTCTAGTTCACCTTTAGATAGAGTTGTTGCTTTTTGGTCGTACTTAAATGTAGTACTGATGAGAATTTTAACAATCTCTGCATCCACAATAATCGGTCTAACCGTCAGCATGTTAAGGTTATTTAGAGATGTTACAACAGCTGCTTTTTCGGTAGCTGTTAGGTAATCTGCATTTGCAGGTTTAAGTGCAATAAACACTTTACCATATTCGGGTGGTACGTTGTCTTCCCCACCCCAAATTGCAAGTGCATCTGCACTTGGATAGAACTCTTGTAATTTTGCTTTGTAGTCATTCAGTGTAACTAATCTATTCTGAGATGAATATGATTTAGATGCTTTAAACTTGATGGACGAGATACTTTCTTTCTCTGAACCACCCGAGGCTTTCTCCTTAGTTGTTATTGTCGTATCAGAATAACCTGATATCAGACTTAACAGTGAAAATATATAGGCACCATTTGCATGTGTATCATTGACAAGAATGTATTGTATTGTTATAATATCCCCATCAAGAAGTTTTGAACCTAGAACACCATCCCCAAAATACACTTCTGTGAACTCATCTTCATTTTCTTGAGTAAAGTATACATTAGATGTGGATTTTACATTAGATACATTTGTAGACTTACTAAAGGTTGAGAGAACACCACCACTGTTTACTGAAACAGTCATAGTACCTCTGTCAACTCGTTCATTACCTAAAACAAATTTCTGATTTGCAATCTGTGAATCATACACAAAGTGTTCTGAAACAAAAATACCTTGGGCAATATTAATACCCGAATAGGTAAAGGAAGTTCCACTCTTAGTAGGAGTAACAGATGAAGTAGATGTGAACACAAAATTGGTTCCATCAAAGTTTGTTCGGAATCTTGACCCCTTTGCAAGAATCATTTCTGATGCTGGTGGAGTAGTACCATCAGCTTTAACTGCATTATTAATTGTTAGGTCTAATAGTGCTGAGGCAGCTGTTTCTGATGCAGGAGTAAACCCCAAATCTTTTGCACGGGACACTACGTTCTTTCTCATTTGTGCTGAGTCTAAGAACAATTCTGACGCTGCAATGTTTGTGTTCACTGCACTAATATGAGCAGTATAACTCATAAGGTCAATCAACATAGAAAGTGTGGAACCTTCAAAGTTGTAGTCTTTTAATTTATCCTGACCTTTAAGATAGTTCTTGAGATTATCTGCAATGTTATCGAAGTCTAAGTCGGTAACATTGATTGATGAACTTTTAATTTCTGCCATTATCGTGTCCTAGTTATTTTTACTTTCACAGCGTTTGTCGTCTGTCCATGAATGATACTATAATTTACATCTACATTTAAGTAGTTGTTTTTAGATTGTAATCGTACAAATACATTATCGACTCTTGGTTCAAATGTCTCTATACTGTCTTTAATAAAATCTGCAAGTCGTCTTACTTGTCTGTCTGTATTCAGTTCAAAGAGCATCTCTCTTACACCTGAACCAAGACCTGGCTTAAAAGGTCTTTCATTGAAATTAGTTTGCACTATATTTCTTACACTTCTTTTTACAGCTGCATCATCATACTTTAAACTCACATCTCCTGTAATTGGATGTGGTTTAAAGAACAAGTCGATATCTGCATACTCTGTCTGTACAACTGTCTTTGATTTTGTGTATTCCATAGTTCTATTTATACAACTTCGTTAGGGTGTTGGCACTTTGATTGCACATACTACTAAACCTTTTTCCAATATGGTATCCATAATCACGTTAGTTCCGACCACTGTGTAGTTATCTACTTGTTTGACACCATTGATAAACACTTTTAAATCACCAGTCGTCCCTTCGATGGCAAATAGATTGGTCTCTTCAGTTCCATCTGAAGTTGATAGGTTTGAGTCCAACTCTGCATCTAGTTTACTTGGTACCCGAACCTTGGGTTTGTATGTAGACGATTCTATTATACCTTCAAGACTAGGTATTGTAATCATGATTGCAAACGGATTACCAATAAGTTTCAAGAAATCACAGAAAGTTAATAGGATTAAATCTATCAATGCACCCAGTCCAATTGCTTGTATAAATTTCTTAATTAATTTGACCCATGCAAAGAGAAGTTTTTGTTGCCAGTTCTTTACGAAGTCATCTAGTTTTGCTTCAAACTTCTTCAGTCGGTCTTCTATAGAACTATTTGTAGAGATATTTTCTCCACCCATTATCTCCTCAATTGTCATTCCTATAATTGGTATCTCGAATCCTAATATAAGGTCTTCTAATCCTCTTAGATACTTTCCTTTCTCTAAAAGTAACTTGGCTTCTAGTTCTCGTTTCTCTATATTCAACTTTTCAATTTCTTCGACATTACCATCAAGTTCTGCAACTGCTAACTCTCCCTCAATATCCTCAAGTCTTTCTTTAATTTTCATTGATGTAGTCATAAACTTATCTTTCAGAGTTTTTTTCAATTTCTCCAACAATGCAGGGACATCCATCTTCAGAAGTTCTGCAATTTCAGATAATGGTAAACTTGGTAATCCAAGTGCATCCCATATTTCCTGAAACATACCAATAAGTTTTTCAAAAGCCTTCATGTGTAGGTTTAGTACCCACTCCTTTATCTCTTTCTTAATATACTTCCATATAAGTTTTGCCTTTTGGTCGTTATCAAGTTCTGATAACTCTCCGTCAAACCCTCTTTCATTTTTAGGAACCAATAGGAGAAATTTATCAACCCATGCAGTTCTCAAATCTCCAAGTTCAGTTATATCTTTCTCAAGTTGTGTCTTCTCTTTCTCTAATTTTTCAATCTCTTCTGTATTCAGAACATATATTTCTTTTGATAACCTTTCGTTAACTTCTGCAAGTCGTTTCTTCTTTGCAATTATCTGAGTTACAAAGTTCTTTCCTGCAATCATGTCCTCCAACTCTTTCTTATAGTTGGGGTCGGTTATCAATTTGATGATATCAATCTCTAATCCTAAAATAGGAATAGTTAGATTCAGTGGAATGAGTTTTTGTATTATTTCAGAAACTTTAACTGGGATGTAGATATGAAACTCTGCAAGTAAGTCCCCTAATGCATCTTCAAGTTCTTGTTGCCAGTCTCTTTTACCTTCAGTCTTTTTCCAAAATGGACTTAAGAGTTTTTCCAAACCTTCAAAATATTTTTCAATCTGTTTTTGGATGTCTCGAATTTGTTCAAGCAACTCACCACCCAAGACATTCTCAACATAGGCTTCTGCAATTTCTATCTCTTCTATAATTGCAGTTCGTTCTTCTTGGGTTAATTCGGGGTTCTTTAACCTTTCCACTAGGACAACTATCTCGTCTTCCTTTTCCTTCTTCATCAATGCAAGTTTGGCATCGAGTTTCTCGGGAAGTTGTGCAATCTCTTGTAGAGGTTTTAAGAGGTCTTCTAGTTTTGGTATTGAAAATATGTCATCGGTTGGACATGGTAGAGAAGTAGGTAGTTCTATTGTGAGTGCCTTTGCTGTCTCGGCCACCACCATTCCTGCCGTAACCTTTACTCCAAGATATGGGTTAACAGACATTATGATTCGATTACTTGTGCTGAGAGTTTAAGTTTTTTTGCTGATGACAGTGTCATGTTTCCACCAGCTTTAATTTCTACATCATTTGTAAAGTCTAGTGTTCCCTTTCCGTAACCTTTTAGATTTACATCACCAAAGGTTTTGATATCGGCATTACCCATTATTTTTACATTAACATTTCCACCGATATAGACTTCGTCATTTTTGCACACTACAGTGTAACGGTCATTGACGATTCGTGTCATCTCAGACCCATCGGGTTCTATTGAATGAAAGGTTCCTGACCTATGTGCAACGGAAACTCTTTCTGCACCTAGTGTATCATCTAACTCTAGTAAGTGTCCTGATTCGGTGAACACAGTTTTGTTGTACGGGTATTTTGGGTCTGCTTTAGAAACATATGACATGTTCGACCCTTTGAATCCAAAATCCCTATCGGTGTAGTCTCCCTCACCTCGTGCGTAAGGAGAATAATCAGGAGCATCAGTATAATATGGGTAATATGGTTTATCGTCTTCCTGAGTCTTTGTAGGCTCTGTGATACCGTTCTTTTCTTCCTTCTTCCATGGGCCGAACTTCAACGGGGTCTCTCTTTCATCAGGAATTTGAGGTGCATCTTCTAAAGATGCAGTGAGACCATATGTTCTTCTTGGGTTGTGTGAGGGTGTGGTACCATCGGGGGTTCCTGTATACTCACTCGTTGTCAATCGTCTTGGGTCACTGAATCCTATAGTAACCTTTCGTTTTATAAGGTTCCCATTTGCATCTTTCTTGTATCCTTGAACAGGAATACCTGCAACAACTCCTGTGATTACAGGGTCTTGTTGACTCTTACCATCTCTAAAGAATCCATAAACACTCGAACCTTCCACAAGACCATGTTGTGTTCCGAATCCTGTTAACCCTGCAGAGGTTGTAGGAAGAATTACAGTAGACCATGGAAGGTCGGGTGTTGAAATCTGAGTCTTCTCTTCTGAATGCAGGCCGTGAATACGAACTCGTACTCTTCCAACCATCATAGGGTCGTGTCTGTCTTCAACTACACCATAAAATGTTTCCATTATTCTCTTCCCTCTATTTTTCTTAACAAGAGTGGATTAACATCTTCAATCCGTTTTGCATAAGATTCTTTACAAACACCCATAACAGTAATACCTTCTTGAGATGTTGGGTCACCTGCAACTCTTAAATCTATTATAAGGTATCTATGGTCGTTCAAACCATCATCAACCGAGTTGAGTCCTGAACCACCTGAAGGTATGATTAGATTTACTACTGTTCCTACAGTTAAATCTGTTCTGAATGGAACGGTGACTTCAAGTCTATGTTGTGCAAGTATCTGATGCATTGCATTTCGTTCAAACCCAGCTGGTGTATCTGCTCCACTATCATAAGATGCAATACTTTCATCCGATGTGTACTCACTTGCATTACTATGTGCATGAACCATCTTAGTAGATACCTTTAATGCACTTCCAATAGACTTATTGGGGGAATAGTTTGCATCTGTAGTTTGCAATTCAATTGAGTCACCAACTGAACCAGTTGTTTTCGTAGTTTCAAAGAACCCGTTTGTCTTTGAAGTAGTTCTAATCATCGGGGCCTGACCTAAATGATTCTTTCTATTATACACTTCCCCTATATCGTGATGTGTCTCCATCTCTAGTTTTAGAATTGGGTCATAAGTCATCTGTCTTCCTGAATATGTCCCTGACCTAGTTCCCTCAAGTGTATCGAATAATTGTGGGTTGTGAAAATCTATAATCTGAAAGTTTTTATCTTTAGGATTTTCTTTGTCTTGTGTAATACCATAAGTAAATGTTGCAGGTTGTTCTAATTTCATCATCCCATCTATGTCCATAAATCTAAAACCACCATTAAGTGATTGGAAGAAGAAGAACCCTCTATGAAATGCAGGAGCTCCATCACCCTCTGCAGATGTTGAGTCTGCCTGTTGACATATAAAATCTACTGTCTTGTCTATTGTCCAGTTTGGAACAATGAATTGTACTTCAGGAGATGTAGGAAGTGCATAATCAAATTCATCTACTTTAAAAGACCCTTCCTTTGTTAGTAGATGCACAAGGATATCATTATAAGTTCCACGATAACTTCTACTTATTCTTGACCTTAGTGTGTAGAACTGTCTTGGAGAAACTAACTCCACTTCATATACCTCTAGTACACCCTTTCTCTTAACATTATGTATTTTATGAATTTGAAATGTCTTGTCTATTG